CTCTAGGGGTAGCATTGTAAAACGCTTCCGGGTTCCAGTTTAACTGCCCAAGGGCTAGCTCCTGGTAGCTGTCAAAAGTTAAAGGGGCTGCCGAGCTTTCGCCCGGCGCCCCGTTTACTTTTTTTCCTCTTCCGAGGCTCCAAAGCTTGAGCTAAATACGTTTAGAACCTTCTCCATAGCTTGGGGCTCTTCGTCTAGCCAGTCCGCTACTTCCTCTATGCTATAGCTATAAGGTTTTTTCTCTACCCTAGCCCCGTGCTTTAAACCGCACCAAACTAAAAAGAGTGCATCCTTTAGCTTCATATTTTCGCCGAGGTTATCAAGGTCGGCCATAGTATAGCCGTTCTCCTCGGTAAATTCCATTAAAGCAGCGAATCCGAATTTAACCGGTCTTTCTTCGCCTCCTATTTCTACGTATTTAACCATTTGCTTTATGTGTGTTTAGTGTTCTATTAAGATACTACGCCGTAAGTTATAGCTCCGCTTAACTCAAAAGTAGCTGAGTAACTTACGTTGTCCTCCATACCTGCGTTAACCTCCAAAGAAGTAACGTAAGCAGAACCGGACCAAAAGTGGTCCCCGGTTACCTCAGTAGAAAACTTAATAGTAAGAACAGTACGAGCCGCCCAAGACGTCATAAGATCGTCTACGCCGTAAGCTGCGTCTTCTGCATATAATGCAGATACACTAATAGTACCGCTTTTTGTTGCTTCTAGTAAGTCTCTGCTAGCGCTAGAGTCTTTAGTAGTTGCGTCTCTCGTATCCATTGATAAAGAGATAGAGCCCTCTGTAGCGTGAGCTAGTAAAGTGCTTCCGGAATAAACCCCTAGTAGGGTTCCGTTCATAATGCCAGTAGTTGCCATTTTAATTTAAATTTATTTGTTCGTCTTCTATTACTTGCGGAGCCTCTGCCGGGGCTTCCTCTCCAAATTCTACAGCCTTACCCGCTTCTATAAGCTCCTGGCCGTATTCGTTTACTACTGTTAAAGTTAGACCTTTAGCTAGCTTCTTACCACTAGGAGAGGTTACTTTTTTTGTTAGTGTTATTTTCATCGCTTAATTCTTAAAATGTATTCCGAACTGCTTACGTAAGTCTCAGTAGCTGGGTCGTTATCTACGTCCAAGTCTATAAACTGTATGCTATCTATTACTACCCCTTCTACGGTTCCCGTGTAACGGTCTAAAGCTAGTCGTATTCTTTCCGTAAGGCTCGAAAGTGAGGCGTACGTTTCCGCTGCCGCTACTATATCGTAGCGTATTTCATCTAAAGTACTTACCCCGCTTTTAGTATCGCTAGGGCTGTTATCTTGTAGCACATATACAACAAAAGGAAAAGCCGCGCCCTGCGCTGCTATTTGTGGGTAAACTTTGTTACCTACTACCGCAGATACTCCCGCGTCCTCGGTTAGAATAGTATATATAGCTTTGCCTTCGTTCATTATCTACTTAACTGGTATAAGCTTTGCTTTAGTATTTTTTGCACCTCTCTTAATAGCTGTGCTTGTGTTTGTGCTACGGCTTTCTTAAAGCCTTTCTCTGCGTAGTTTACGTTACGCTTGTTATCCGGTTCAGCTTTTGCCTTTCCTCTAGGTAGTCCGTAGTTTACAATAGCAGCGTAGTAACCGTCGAAAGTCTTACCTGCCTTCTTACCCATCCTAGCCCCTACATAACCTAAAAGAGCGCCCCTTTTCCTAGAAGGGAAAAACCCAATAGACCGGCGTAAGTTTCCGCTCTTATTGGTTATAGTGCTCTCTTTGTTTTTCTTTTTAACCGTTCTAGTAGTTACGCTGCTTTTCCTTGAGTCTTTTACAGAAGCTTTTACAGCCGTTACCATTGGCTTAGCTGCCTTTCTTATACCGGCCTTAAATTGCCTAGCTTTCTTACGGTCTATTTCTGCTAACCGTTCTAGCTTCATTAAGGCCTTTTCTAGTCCTTCTACCTCAAAGTAAATACCGTCTTTCATTAGTCCCTTAAGGTAGTGTCTAAGATCAAGTAACGCTCTCTACCTTCTAAGCTTACGCCTTCTATTTCGTAGGTATTGCCGTCCCAAGTTATTTTAGTGGTAGCGTCTACGTCGCTGCGGTATCTAATCGTAAAGCGGACCTTATTAACGCTAGTAAGTCTAGACGTTTCTTCGCCTTCCTTTACTGTGCGGTAGTCTACTTTAGCCCATACGTTACCCAGGTCGCTATACGTGCGTACGGCCTCGCCGAAGCTGTCCGTACTTACGCTAGCATTACGTAGCATTATCCTTCTATCTAACTTACCCGGATCAATCAAAGCGGAAAACTCTAAACGGGTTTAGTAAGTACTCGCTAGCTGTTGGTAAGCGGTGTACGCTGTCTACTCGCTTCTCGTACATTTCCCCTATAATCAAAAGCATAGCCATTTTTATATTTGCCGGTACGTCCGAAGCTTGAGTATAGCCGCAGGTGTAACGAATAATAACAGCGTTTACCGTGTCCTTTGTAGCTTGCCAGCCTTGGTCTGGCATTATACGCCCCGGCTCGCTTACTAGGTCGGTATTGTAGTCGCTAGCTGTTACGGTTTGCTCTGCTCCGCTGCCGTCTACATACTTAACACTAGCTACGTTTTGTACTGGTCCTCTACTTAAATAGATTATATTTTTGTCCCCTTGGAACGGATCTACTCCCGTTTTATACACCGGGAAAAAATCGTAAAATTCATCTATTACCGTAGTCAATAAGAACCGCCCTAAATAGTGCTCCGCTATTTGTGTAGAAGCTTCAATAAGTACCCCTAGCAAGGTGTCCTCGTCGCTAGAGTCTACGCGTAAATAATCCTTAACCTCTTGTACGGTTAAAGCTTTTAAAGTTGCTGGGGTTACTATACTGTAGCTCATTACTTAGCGTTGCGGGTTGTTCTTTTTGTGGTCTTTTTGCTTACTGCTCTTTCAGCTTTAGCCGCTTTCTTTTCTTCTACTACTTTGCAAAAGCCAGCGTTTAAATAATCTTGAGCTACTGCAGTAGGCAGCTCTACTACTTGCCCGGAGGTGTAGTAGAAGTCTGCCCCTGCTATAGCTTGGTTAAATATAACCTTCATTAGCTGCTAATTATTAAGCTTGTACTAAGTGCTTAACAGCGCTAGACTGTAATAAATTACCGTCTACTCTACGGTATCCAATGAAGCCCGTAGAGAGAGCATCTGCGAACCTCTCATTTAAGCGTAAGATTTGTACGCCTCCTGCTTCGTGTACGTAGTACTGCGAAAGGTCCCCGAAAATAATAGTTTTCTTAGCTGTAGCTATAGACTCCATATCTTCGTTAATGTAGACTGGCTTACCAAATAACATATCCGGCTCTCCTACGCTCATTCCAGGAACGTAAGCCGGGAAGTCGTTAGATTGTCCAAACCCTAAAACCCGAATAGCTTTAGCCGTGCTTGAATTCATCATAAACCCAGCGCCCGGAGCGTTACGGTAAGAAGCGTCTACGCTATAGAATAGATCCATAACTTCGCTAACTGTTACCGCTGTAGCAGAAGCTGCAGTTTTACCATTAGCGGAACCAGCTACTATACCGGAAGGCTTAGAAGACCCGTCTCCCGTAGTAAGGTTTGCGTTAATACCTCTCTTTAAGCGGTTAGCTAATTGGCCACCTACGAAGCTAGCCAAATCGAAAGCGTTATCACTCATTAACTGGTTAGAAACCTTTACCAAGCCCGAACCGTAAGTATAAGGCTCAAACTTAACATTTGTAAAGGTCATATCGCTAACAGTTGCAGCTACACCTTCTCCTAAAATAGCAGCTACTACCGCTGTATCATCGTTAGCAGGTAAGTTAAACGGCTGGCCGTTAGAGGTGCGAATAACAGTAGCTACTTGCTCAATATCCGATTTAAATAACTCGGTAGCGCTTACAAAGTCGCTCCAGTTTTCCGGTACTAAGAAACCGCCTAAACCGTCAGTAGTAGTAATTTGCGTATCAGTTCCGCGCATCTCACCTAGTACGTTAGCTTCTGCTGGTGTTAGACCATTAACGCCTCTACGTAAGTAAGCGTTAAAAGCGTCGCGAGCTTCTACTTTAGCAGGTGCCGCGTTGTCGCGTACCTCGTCAGCTTTAGAAGCTAGTTCTTTTTTAAGCTCTTCAGCTTGCTCGATACGTTTTACGCCGTTGCGTAATTCATCTTGCTCTGCGTACATTGCGTCAAATTGTACGTTTTCCTCTTTTGTTAGGTTACGTCCTTCCGCTTTAGCCGCAGAAAGTAAACCGTTCATTTGCTCGTTTAGAGCGCTGCGCTTTTCGCGCATTTGTTTAGCATTCATCTTTTGCTAGTTTAATTAAATTTTCGTAAATACTATAATCTACTTTCTCCTCATTTTTCTCTCTCGCTTCCTTCGCTTCGCCTTCGCCGTTAGGCTCGGCGCTGCGTAGTCCGCTTGAGGCTGACGCGTAAGCCGGGTAAACTACGGCCGAAACGTCAAATAAAGAACTTACGCTCTCTATATATCTTACGTGCTGGCCTTCCTCTAAGCGCCAGCTATCTTTATCTACAGTAAAGCCAAAGCTAGACTGCGTTAAATCTCCTCTTTTATACAGCTCCAGTAAGTCGTTACCGTAGCTAGTATTAGGCATCTCAAACCGATAGTAAAGGCCTTTATCGTCCTCCTTAACTTCTAACGTACCGCTAGCAGTTCTAGCTAGCAGGTAGTTACTATCGTGGTTATAGAGCGCTCGTATATCGTCGTTAAGAGCGTTCTTAAAAGCTCCTGGTAGTATGATCTCCCTAAAGCCTCCTAAGTCCTCGCTCATTGAATTAAATACACTAGCGTAACCTTCTACCGTTCTGCCCTCTACAGCTCGCGTTTCGCTCTCGTAGCTTCTTTGCTCTACTAGGTTCTCTTTACTGCGTACCTCTGCGCCGTCTACTTTCGTTAACGTGCTGAATAGGTGCGCTACTTTTAGAGGCGGTTTACGCTCAGTAAAAGCCTGCTCTTCGCTATCGTATTCGTAAATACTTATAAGCGCTGCCGGGTCTTCCTCGTTACCGTTAACCTTAAAGCCGCTGTCGCTTTCTATTTGTCCGTTACGCTCTACTTCTACTATAACCCCTTGGCTACGTCCTCCGGAGCTATTCCAGCTTACGAAGTCCCCTACGTTTACCTCATCGGGTTGCGCTCGGTCCTCGTCTTCTTTGGTTACTTCCTCTACGTCTTCCGATTTGCCGTAAGTTATAATTATCTCGGTAGCTGTTTCTTCTACCTTCTTTATATGGCGCTCGTTTTTTTCTTCTTTCATATTGTTTAAGGTTCTTTCTGCCCAGCGGTGCATCTCATCACCGCCCCAAGCTGCGTACATTATAGAGCCGCAGATTTGCTTACCGTCCTCGTCTTTAAAATTGCCTTGGTCGTAAGTCTTAGCTCTAGATAAAAAGCTATAAATACGAGGTAAGCGCTGCTTAGTTATTGCCTCTTTATTAGCTATAATACGGGCGCTTTCCCAGCCTACCGGCGTACCGCAGTCGGTCCCTTCGTCCTCTCGGATCTTTAGAGCTCTCTTAGCGTTGTCGGTTGCGGCTTGTGGGTAGTCGGTCCAGGGCATTTAGTCAGCGTCTACGTTAGTATTGTCCTTTCCGCTTTGGACCATATTTAAAGGCTGTAGGTAAATGTCTCCACCCTCTACCGGGTTTAGGTTCTCTAGGTCTCTAATATCATTTACCGATAGCCAGCCCCATTGACGGGCAGTAGCGTAAGCTTCGTACCTTGCCTTTTGGTCCCCTCGCATTAACCCCTCTAGGGTAAAGTAAGCGTAGTAGTTACTTTCGTCCTCTCTAAATAGCTTACGGTTTAGCTCTACCTCCATACGTCTAACGTAAGGCTGTAGACAGTCCCTAACAAATACTATACTTTGTTGCTCTACGTTAGCTCTAGTACTTGAGTTCTCAAGGTCCGCTAAGTAGCTCGGCGGTATTCTAAATATCCTAGCTATTTCGTTTACTTGGAATTTACGAGACTGTAAGAACTGGGCCGCCTCCGGATCTAGTCCAATTTTCTCGTACTTCATACCTTCCTCAAGTATGGCCGTAGAGTGCGCGTTACTGTTACCCGCTTGCGCTCGGTTCCAGCTTGCTTTAAGTCTCTTTATTATTTCGTTATCCAATCTACCGGGTGCAGTAATAACCCCGCCGGTATTGGCTCCATTAGAGTAAAAGCGCGCGCCGTACTCTTGGGCCGAAAGCCCAATAGCTACGGCTTCGCGTGCTACCGTTATAGGGCTCTTACCCGTTAGACCGTTAAAGCTTAACCCTACAAAGTGTAAAACTTCGTAATCTAGGTACGTGTGCTTTTGGTCGAAAACGTAGACCTTTTCACCGTCTACTATCTTAACCTCTACTAGTAAAGGATTAAGAGGCGTTAAAGATACGGGCCTGCCGGCTCCGTTCATTTCTATTTTAGCGTAGCTGTTGCCGTGCAGTACCAAATTAGCCGCCATAGCCTCACGAAAAGTAAACGTAGAGCTCACGCTATTAGGCTGTTCTGCTAATAGCTTTTGGATTGGATGGCCTACCGCTTTTACGCGGGTTTCACCGTCCGCTATATATACGTTTAAAGGTATGCTAGCTATAGTTTCGCTTATGATTCTTACGGCTGCGTAAACAGCGCTAAAGGTTAGCGCGTTGTCTTCGCTTACTTGTACTCCCGTTTTGCTAGTACCAAAAAGCCCCGTAAGCCACGCAGCAGGATTAGCTAAACTAGTGCTGGGGTTTTCCGGGGAGCTTCTAAATAAGCGGCCTAAAAGACCTGGGTTTTTATTTTCTGCCAAAGCTTAGAATGTATACTTTATGCAAATATACAAAAAAAAGTCTTTACTTCTTGTTTGGTTGCGTTTTTTATTGTATAGGTAGCCTAGTAATTTTAAAACGGTCGTTCTCGTAGTAGTTGCATTTGGAGTTTATAACCTTCGTTAAAGTACTGTAGTTTAATTCTAAGGCCTTACAAGCTTTGGTCAGTGTTCTAAAGCCTTCTACCTTTCTAGAGCTCTTAGACTCTACTAAAATAATCCTCATATAAATAATATAGCGTTATCGTATTCCTTTTCTATGCAGGCAGCGCAGGCCTGCGGATCTTCTCCAGCTTCCGTATAAATAGCGCAAGCTTCGCAATAGTAACCTATCTTAATAGACATAACCTAAAAGAATGTACTGTATAAAGCTCATAGCTTTAAATAGTAGGTTCATAGCTGGGAAGAATAGCAGCCCGCTAGCTACTATTATTAAGAGCGTCCTAGCGTCTCTTTGGTCCTGGGTTATTACT